GCTTCATCTCGAGCTTCCTTCGCATGTAGCCGATGCCCTTCAGTTCGTAGGCCAATTGCTCCACCTCCTGTGTGTTTCATCGTGTGTTTTATCGTGTGTTTTTTTGCGTACGGACGGCGTGAAGTACGGGCGCACACACGGGAGGGGGTCATGCCCCCTATCCGCGGTAATTCCTCCAGTCGAAAGACTGCGGCAAATTGCGGTTGGAAATCACCGTCAGAATGGCTGCGTTTCCACCCATTTCCGCCGCGAGCTTGTCCGCCTTCTGGCGGTTGCACGCCCAATGCGCGAGCTGCAGATTGTCGATATCCGACGGATGGCCGCCGCGCGCAATTGGAATGATATGATCAATGCATGGCGCCATAGGATCTGGGTAACGCAGCGTCTTGTCGACCGGTCTGCCACAGATGCCGCAGACAGACTGCGATGCATAGATGCGCTTCTTGTTTTTGTCAAACGCTGTCCGATGCGGGCCGGACTGATCCTCACGGTACACTCTCGGCATACGGCACCTCCAATTCCTATGAGCCACGCCCCACCCTGCGTCAACGGCTCATACTCCCCGCCCAATTGGGCACTCCTAACGATCATTCTCCGATCAGGCGCAAACGCTGATCCAAGATCCAAAAGAACCTCGCGCGATAGACGCGAAAGGTATCATCATTACAGGGCATCCCATCCGCACGCAGCGCAACCACGCTGCGGTCGGTAGAAAGCACGTGCTGCAGAATGTAGCGGCCAATAACCTCGTCCGCGGCGTCCGCGGCGGCGCTCTCAATGATCATGCGCTCGTCGCGGCCAGCGCAGAGACAATAGTCTCGCAGCTCCCTATACCGCGCCTTGTCGAGCCGGTAGCGGGACATTTTCTGCTTGTAGTTTCTCACGGGCGACTCCTTTCTGCGGCGCAATATAGCGGATGTAATGCGTACCAGTCTCGACGTTATACTCGCCAGACTCCACAAGCACGGCGCCGGTTGGCTGCTTGAGCGGCGCACCGGTTTTGCAGACGCGCTCGGTAACGATAGGCTTAGCCAGATTGCGTGTATGCGTATATGCGGGCTTTCCCGCTACTCTGCGGGCCTGCCGCAGCATATACAGCGCCAGCGGAGTTAGATCCGCCTGATCCCGGATAGGCTCGCCGTAGATACTGCCCATCCCCCAGATCTCCGACAGGGTCCTATTCCCGATGCGCCATGCACCGTCGAAAAAAACGATCCCCTTACCCGAGAGAACGATGTGAACGTGCGGCCGGACTGGGCGACCGGTCTCGCCGTCGATCTCGCTGGGCACGATAAATGCTTTCAGATTCTTCCCGAGCGGGCCAAGGGCACGCTTGAGACGGCGCAGAAAATTACGCGTCAAACGGTCTTGATCCTCTGTACTGCTCCGGATGAGCGCGAGATACTCGTCATCGTACTTAGCCGTGATGAACAGGTCACCGCGCCCAAAGTTGCAGTTTAGATCTCGGGCGGCGCGCTTGACAGCCGATCTGTAGTTTTGGTCATGCTTAGCGGCCGACGTATTGCCCTTCACGCGCCCGCTGCGCACGCGCGTTTGAGCGGGTACCCAGAATTTCGACTTTTCGACGACGCGGCCGGATATGTATGTGCGGATCACGGTTTTACCCCTCATTTTGTGCTCCCGGTACGGTAGTGGTCATAACCTTAGGCTCTTAAATGAGCACCCAAAGAACGCGCACGCGCGTGCAGCGCTCTTTGGGTTTCGCCCCTATAAATCTTATACCACAATTCGCCGGTAAAAAAGTCGCCCCGTTTAAGCGGATGACATGCCACCGAGGATGTCAACAAGCGAGTCAAGTATCTGGGCTGCCGCGTCTGTCGCCGCCTTAACAACATCCGAGATTAAGGATCCGAAGGTAGATGTACCGGCCAACCGAACGAGCAAAAGAGAGTCAATGCACCCTGCAATGTCCAGATCTCCTCGGCTGTCGAACGTACCATATGCAGTCGAATACGGTATCCCCCACTCACGACAAACAGCCGAGACAACTGCCGCGTCATTGCGAGACATGCCGTGTCGGCCCATCAAGAGCCGCCCAAATCTCTTCTGAGTCATCTTTGCTCCTCCTTCCCCATCAGTCTCGCCCACTCCTTGTCTGCCTTCCGCGCCTCATCGAGCAGCCGCTGACCGCGATCGAGGACGGAGGTGGGAATGTCCATCAGCCGCTTGCCCTCATACGGCGCGAGGAGGGCGATATAACGGCGGCGCGCATCGTCCGCTCGCTTGGCAAGCGCTTCGGCGCGATCCATACGCTGATCCGTCCGCTGATACCAGATATAATCCAGCGCGCGGGCGAGCTGTGGACTCTGGTCGACGTCGCATACCAGATATTTGATGATCTGGATCAGCTCCGCTTTAGTGCAGTCGGCGAGCCGCGGGCGGGCCATACCCTTATGTTCTTGCATCGACACACCCTTCCTCCAGAGCCTTCTCCGCCGCCTCCCGGGTCAGAAATACAGTTTTGCCAATATCTCCCTGCTCGAAACTCATCTGGTCGGAAAGCGTCTCATAGATTACGTTCGTCTGCCCGTTTTCCGCCATGCCCACGAGAGCTTCACACAGAGCATCCTCGTAAATCTCTCCATCGTCGATTATGTACAGCATACTCGACGACACCGGTGTAAGCACCGGCCGCACAGGCAGCACCACCACGCGCCCGGAATCTCCAATCGCGGCGAAGATGTCATTCGAAAGCGCTTTGTTCTCTGTCGCTTTCGCGTATGCCTCCAATGCAATTCTCGCCGCAGGATCTTTTTCAGGTCGCAGCACAAAGCAATCCTCAACCGGTGTGTTGTCTTTAGCCTTGTATACTCGATACTTGTGTCGCAGACCGTCCGGCTTGTCATTGGCTGGCGGAGCGCACAAAAGCCCTTCGAAGTTAACTCGGTTCACCTGATCCGCCCCCCACATAGCACCAGTCCTGCGGCGCCCGGTCGATGCGCCACAGCTGGGCACCATAGTCGCATCTTAGCGACAGCATGCCGGGAAGCTCACCTAGCTCCACCGGGGCCTCGTAGATATCAAGGTTCGCGATGTGCCAGAGATAGGCGTCTCCCTCCCCGAGATAATCGCAAACTTCATCCATCGTCAGGCAAGTACCCCGCAGGAAGCCCTCCAGTATGCTGCGCTCGTGAATGCAGTACACTTTGTCGCAGGTGAACTCTCCGATCACCTTTCCGCTTCCGCCCATATCCGGCCGCCCGCGGGTGCAGTAGATATAGCACTTGAACGGCGTCGCCAGCTTTGGCCGGGTCTTGCGCACCTCAATCGTCTTTTCGCCGCTGATGATTTTCTCGCACCATTTCGGACGGATGCTGATCAGTACGGATTTTGTGTCCATCATGACCTCCTCCCCCTGCCAGCCATCCCATCGATCATATCCGCGGCATCTCTGGCCATCCGTTCAACATCGCAGTACGTCCACGTATCGCCAAACTGGTCAACGAGTTCGTCCGCCACGCCCTCTGCCACGTAGTACGGGCATCCATCGCAGTCGCGCTCGGGCGCAGGAGGCGCGGCCGAGCAGCGCAGGGCGGCGGCGAGGACGGCAGGAGTTACGCGGCTATTTGGATCCTGCATCTACAGTCCCTCCTCTCTTCTCGCGGCGCAGGCGGGCAAGCTCTGCACCGCGGCGCTCGCATGCGATCTTGAGCCGCTCGTATGAGCTGGTCGTCGCATCCAGTTCGGCGGCCGTCGCGAGCAGGTTCACAGACATTACCATGATTGGGCAGTCTGCACACTCGCTGCGCGTGCCGTCGCTGGCGTGGCCGCAGCACATGCCGCAGGCGGCCTGCCGAGTTTTCGTGGCCGGCGCGTCCATCAAGTCCTCCAGCCGCATGAGCTTCCACAGCGCCCCGTAGGCGTTGGGCGGGAGCTCGGCGAGGTCCACGCCGTTAATGCCCCACGATCCGTCCGGGCGTTTCCACGTGAGCCTATTCATCGGACGCGCCCCGAATCGGCCGCGAGAGGAAAATCCCCTCGATGTTATTGTCCGGCTCCCACACAGGTGAGTCGGGAGCCGTAATGACGTGGGTGATCATCAGGCGGAATAGCCTGGACTGCTCCTGGCCGTTAGCCGACTTGTAAAGCGCGGAATACAGATCTGCGATGAGAGCGGCCACCTCAACGGCAATCGTTTTAGTCGATCCGCTGGCCTCAAGCACCTCGACGCACCGGTTGGCAATCTTACACTTAATCATCGTTTATCTCCTCTTTCCCATGCGGGGATCTCCATCCACGCGAGAATTGGCATCTCAATTTTGCTGCTGCGGACAGAGCCGAAGTAATAATTTCCCGCTTTGTAGTACGCCGTCTGCTGCACCCACTTACCAGGAGAATCCTCGCTGTCCAGATCGATAATCACAAGGCAGTCGCAGGGGTGTCCGGGATTGGTGCCGCCCGGCATCCATCCGGCGAGGAGCATCTGTTGCCCGGCGACGGGCCGTGCAAGCGGAAGTGGGTCGTCCGTGCGCCCCATCAGGTAGTCCACGCTGCAGCCGAGGGCATCTGCGGCGGCAATCCAGTAAGTAGCGGCGCTCAAATACGCATTATAGCCGTAAGGCAGCGGCGTGCCGGTTGTGATCGTCTCGCCGCCCTCGATCCGCTCGATAATACTCGCCATATACGAGCAATCGAGCCGCTTGCCATATTCTGCGGCAGAGATCCCGACCGCCTGTCTGCGCCCGGTAAAGCGCCGCCATAACTCCTGGATCTGATCAATGATGGGGCGGTCGCGCGCTTCCTGATCGAGCTTCGCCCGCTGCTTTTCGGCCTTGTTTTCGGCCTTGGCCTGCCGCTGCTTATCCTTGCATTTGGGGCAGATATCGCGGCAGGAGGCGATTGTCGGGCAGTCTGCGCAACAGAGGCGGTTGCAATTCGGCCGCGCCCAGGCATCCTTGACTAGCGCCGCGACAATATGTGCCTCCTTCCCCGCGCGGTGGGAGCAGCCCTCGCCAGACTGCGGGCAGCGGAGCTTGCCGAAGCCCTTCGTGTACTCGGCGACCTTCTCCGGGACGCGCGAGGACAACCAACGCAGACCGGGTGAGTCTCCGTTTTTGCAGCGATACCGATCCGCGATCTGTCGCTGCAGGTCCACGGGCAAGCGCGCCAGCTCATAGGCGGTCGATTCGTTGAGGCGACCTTTCCCGCCGTCCTCCCAGTACGCCTTGCGGATATCCGGCGCCAGCCGGTCGCGGATGACGGCCAGCCGGGAGAGTTTGGACTTGGAGACCTTGCAGGCCTCGGCGACGTGGTCGCGCATGCGGCCGGGAAACTCCATGCCTTCTTCTTTTAGCTGATACAGCAGAGCCTCGACGCGCTCGGCCTGCTTGCTGATGTCTGCGCCGGACATCCGGCGCGTATCACTGTTGGCGTAGATCAGGCGCAGCTCCTGCAGGGCCTGCGGCACGTCGGCAGGCTCCACGATACAGGCGGCGGAGGCAAACTTATCATCCTCTTTGGCCAGCAGGGACAGCGCCGCGAAGCGTCGGTGCCCGGAGACGATCGTATAGCCGTCGTCCGCCTTGCGGACGCGGAGCGGATCCATCAGACCGCAGAGCTGGATATTGGCGGCGAGATCCTCGATGCCTGACAGCTGGTAAAAATTGCGCTCGTCAGCGTGCAGCTCCGCGAGTGGGATGTACTCGATCCGCTCTGCGCCGGATGTGCCCGAATTGGGCACCGACTGGAGCGTCTGGGCAAATGCGCCCAAATCAAACTTGGCCATTGCGCACCTCCTCAATCCGCTCACGCGGTCTCCCGTTAACTTTCATCGCTGTCACCGTCCATCTTTGCGCCGCAGTGATAGCAGTACAAGTCAATTCCCTCCGGGTTGTAAGGCATACCTCTACCGCATCGGCTACACCCCCAAGTGTGAAAACCACCTTCCGTTTCTTCGCGCATCCACCGCCCATGCCGAACCGGCGCAACATCAGCGGCTTTCATTTCGCGAATGTCGGTTACAAGCCCGAAATATGGGATTCCCTTGTCAGTGTGTCCATAAGGGCGAAACCATTCGATTACCTGTCCTTTCGCAATGTATTCAGCCATTGTCTAACCTCTTCTTTCCTGCGTCTCAAAGTAAAACGCAATCGGTTTTTCTGCCTCGACGACATTGCCATAAACCACGCCGACCTTGTAGATATAATTCTCGCGCAGCTTTCGTGGAATTTCTGCGATATAGCGGCGAAATGTCTCGAGCGAATTTGCTCTCTTGTAATGATTGCACATCCGGCAGGCTGGCATGAGGTTGTCAAGGTCATCTGTTCCAGCGTCCTCAATCCCCCACGCCCTCAATGGGTAAAAATGGTCTACCTGCATATCCTTGTAAGCGATTTCACGCCCACAATACGCACAATGGCCGTCATACTTTCGATAGACCGCTTCGCGTTTTGATTTGCTAATTGCCATTCTTCATCGCCCCCATCAGCTCGATCCGCTCGGCACCGGATGCGCCCAAATCAAACTTGGCCATTGCGCACCTCCTCGTGCAGATACTCGGACACCCAGCTGCAGTAGTCCGCGCTGGCGGCGCTGCGGGGGCTGTAACCCATAATCGGTGTCCGATCAAAGGTGGACTCGGGGACCTTATCCGTGCGGCGGATCACCGTGCGGAATACCGGCACGGACAGGCTGCGCAGGAGCTGCTCGCCCTGGCGGACGACCTCCGCGTTGTGCCACTGGGTAATCAGCACGCCCGCCACGCGGATGCGCGGATTGGCAGCCGCAATACCGTTGATCTGCGCGGCCATATCGCTCACGCCCCAGATCGAGAAGCCGTCCACCAGCATCGGGATTACCACCTCGTCTGCTGCCATCAGGGCGGCAATGCTGGCCGCCGTAAAGCCGGGCGGGCAATCAAAGATCATGTAGTCCATCTCGCCGTCCCCCGCGACGGCGTCGCGGAAGTCCCGCAGGGCGCTCAGCCCTTTGCCCCCGCTGCGGATGGCGGCCACGTCCAGCCCGTACAAGGCGCTGGACGCCGGTAGCAGGTCGATGCGGTCGCTGATGGGGATGGTGTTATTCTCCCAGTACGGGTCGTGGGTGCCGGCCAGCACGTCCGCCACCGTCGGCACGCCGTCCGGGTCGAGGTCGGGGAAGTAAAACCGCGTCAGGCTGGCCTGCCCGTCACAGTCCACCAGCAGCGTCCGCTTTCCGGCGCGCTGGAGGGCGTCGGCCAAATTTAGGGCCGACACCGTTTTTCCTACCCCGCCTTTCAGGTTCATAATTGCGATTGTCCTCATCGTCAATGGTCCTCCTTTTCGCCGGGATGCACTCCCGGTATGTATAATATTTTGTCTCGCGCTCCACGACCGCGTAGCGGCCCTCTGGATGGATCCATACCACCCGGCCGGGCACGGCCGAGGACTGGAGCTCCGAGTTACCCTTGTTGTAGCGCATCACAAAGGGCACAAAGTTGATGTTGTCACCAATCTGCATAGATCCTCCTAAAACGGTTCCGACCCATCAGGTTCAATTTCCTTAATGGACACCTGATCTGGCAAGCTCTTTTTGACTTCTACGGGGGCAACTGCCGGCTCAAACGTCTGGATTTCCCCGCGGAAAACCATCTTCTTGTACCATCCGGCCTCGCCGTCTTTATTCTTATCGCACTTCAGGATGCGGCGGCCACCGCGGGCCTCGATATCCTCCAAATACAGCAGGAAAATGACATCCGCATCCATCGTAATCTGCTTACTCTCACGCAAGTCGTACATGGTAGGGGCTTCATTTTTGCGTCGGTTCTCGCCCGGCGTGAGCTGCGCGAGAGCGACGACCGTTACACCGTGCTGGTGTGCCAGTCTCTGCAAGCCGCGCGATACGGCACCAACCTCCTCAGGTCTCGACCAACCCTTGCGGCCTTCCGGCTCAATCAGCTGGAGGTAGTCCACATAGATCACGTCGTAATGCCTGCTCAGCGCCAGAGACTGGATGTCCGAGACGGTGAAGCCCGAGCACTGGATCAACTCCACGCCGCGCTCGGCAAGCTGGGACGCGGCGAAGGCCAGAGCTTCCCACTCCTTCTCGCCGAGCTTGCTGCGCTTAATTGCGCCAAAGTCAACCATCGCGACCGATGACATAATGCGGTCGGACAGCTTAGCCTTGTCCGTCTCGTAGCTGAAAAAACCAACCTTGTGCTTTCGGCCCATTTTCAGCGCCATCGCCAGACCGAGACAGGTTTTTCCGGCAGAGCTGTAGCCGCCGAGGACACAGAAGTCTCCGCGGGAGGTATGCACGCGCTCGTCGATGAAGTCATAGCCCCAACGGATGCTCTCAGGCTGGGCCTGCTCGGAGTGGCGGCGGACGAAGTCCTCCCACATGTCCCGCATGCTCCAGATTTCCACGCCCTCTTTCGCGCTCACGGCCGCATTGGCTTTGGACATGAGGTCCTCGCAGGTTGTGAGATCCTCCGTATCGGCCAGCGCGGCGCCGATCTGGCGCAGCCGCCAGACGATACTCTCCCGGCGCAGAATGTCCACGTACGAGAGCACGTTGGCCGACGTCGGCGTGAGATCCATCATCTGCAGCAATAGCTCACGATAGTCCGCTCCGGCTGTCTCACGCAGCCGATCAGCCACCGTCACAGGGTCAACCGGCTTGGCTGCCTGAAATAGCTGCCGGATTGCTCGGTAGACCGTGCGGTACTGCTCGGAGACGAACATGCGCTCTGACGTCCGGGCCAGCACATCTGCCACACAATCGCTGTCAATCAGCATGGCGCCGAGGACGCCCACCTGAGCGCTCACGAGCCGCTCAGCCTGCGGCTTTGTCTCGCTCATATCTCGTAGTCCCCCCTGCGTTCGATCACACTTCCCCCGCCCCCGTCAGGTGGGCGCTGCGGAGCGCGGTCCTCGTCCTCCCAGCGCCGCTGGTTGAGCCACGTTGACAGGTACGGGATGCCAACGCCGTGCTGCCACTCCTCCGAGGCCATCTGCTTAACGAGGGCATGTCCCATCGCCTCCAGCAGTTCATCGTCTGCTCGGAGCGAGTCCCACGCGGCGATTGCCGCCTGTTTGGACTTGCCGCAGGGGTAGAGGGCCCAGAGCCTGGCAAAGCGTTCCGGCTTCCAGTCCGGCTCCGCCTTTGGTTCTTTGCGTTTGCGCTTACGCTTGTCCCCCTCGGGGGGACTATAGGGGGGTGTAACCTTTGGTAAGCTTTGTACATTATAACATTTGCTATTTTCGACACATGCAAGTGCCGATTCTGGCAAATGCATTTGCTGATTTTGACAAATCGACGGAGCGCCCGTGTAGTAGCACAAAATCTTGTCCGACGGAGAATACCATTTGGTCCGGTCGAGCGGATCGTCACTGTAGTTGCCGACCAGCAGCAGGCCGTCCTCCTCGCACTTCTGGAGCAGCCGCCGGAGCTTCGCGCGCGTCCACACCGGGAAAAGCTCGTGCAGACCGGCGACGCTGTTATACGTCCAGTAGCGCCCCGAGTGCATGTGCCGCCCCTCGGCGGCATTTTTCTGCACCCAGTAGACCATATTGTGCAGGAGGACGGCGGTGTCGATGCCGTATTCCATCGCGATTTCGGCCTTGCAGACCAAAATATCTAACATTTTCTCTATCTCCCCCTTGCGAATAACTGTGAAGTCTGATACACTAAGGGTGTCCAAGTCAATGGATCGGACGTGTGTCCATCCTCCGCCGCTCTCGGGTGCCAGCCGAGAGCGGTCTCTTTTTGTCCGGGCTGTCCAGACGGCAGATTGCGCGCATGATCGTCGTCGCGCCGCAGGCTGCCAGAGCCAGCATAATCCAGTTATCCATCCATCTCACCTCCCTCCGCAGGCGGTGAGATGACCGTCCAGACGATCTTGTGCCAGAACCTGCCCCATCGGGCGGGGTCCTCCGCGTACGCGCGGCCGTCGCGATGCCACCAGAGCTTGCGCGACGTGGGATCCCGCGGGTCCCGCCTGAGACATCCCACGGAATACGCCGGGGCGTCAGCCAGTCTCGACACCATGCGTACAACACACAGCTCGCTGCACCTTGCGGCGCTGCTATGTCAATATTCTACCGCACGGCTCGTTCTCCGTCAAGTTTTTTCGCTGTTAAGTTTGCAAGCGCACGGGCAGCAACGACCCAAACAGCGCCCGTATATTTTTCACACAAATCTAAAATAATACTTGACTTTATTTAAACTCTATGTTATACTTTAGTTACAGTAAAGATAACGGACAGGCCAAAGGCCGGGAAGGATCAAAACCATGAAGTATGAAGTTTGCCTGAGCAACGATAGCTGCATCTTCGACAGTGAGGTCGGATTTGACACGATCGAGGAGGCGATCGAGTGGGGGCTGGGACGTGGGCACCGCTATGTGCTTCATATCGGCGCGCAGGACAGCGGCGCCGTTTCGTTTGGCGTTGTCGGTGATAGGCTCACGATCAACGTCGGCAGCCCCTGGGAGCGTACCTTCTCCGCCAAGCAGTCCCTTGATAAGATTGTCGACATCGTCCTTTGTGATATCGTCTCCCACATCGGCGACTACGGGATGGGGCCTGACTGGGACGAGGTCACGGTCAAGGAGGCTGTGCAGGCGTTTAGGATCACGCGCAAGGAGGACGGCAAACTCCGCTACCGCACATGGGATGGGCAGGAGGACGCCGCGCGCGACTACATCAAGACCCACCGCGCGGAAATCATCCAGTATCTGGACGCGCGGGACAGCGCGAATAAGTAAGGGGGACAAAACCATGAAAAAGTACAGCGAGATGACCATCGCGGAGTTTGTGGCGGCGCTGCATGTCCGGCGCACGGGGGAGGACAAGATCGGATGCTACCCGCCCAAGTGCGGCAGAGACGAGATCGTGGCTTACATGCGTGCCAACAAGCCCGCCATCCTGCAGTACCTGCTGGAGCAGGAAGCTGCGCAGGCGCGGGCCGAGCAGGAGGCCGCCAAGGCGCGGGCCGAGCGGGAGGCAAAGATCCAGGCAATCCCCGGCCTCTCGGAGATCGAGCACGCACGGGCGGATCTGGCCGCGTGGCGCGAAGAGTGGGATGCATCGTTCGACGGCGAGGGCGGCGGAGGCATTGGCGTCCGGCCCAAGCCTAAATACGACCTTAAATCGATGTATGACCAGTACCCCAAAGCTGTTGCTTACATCAAGGCGCGAGAGTACAGCCGGTCGGAAAATATCGCTAAGGCCAGTGCCGGCGAGGTTGCCGTGCGGAAGATCCTCGACGGCGAGGATTACAACGCGGCGATCGCAGAGATGGAGTCCGCGTGGTCTAAATATTGCATGGATCATGCGTGGGACTAAAATAGGAGGACAAAATGCGAAAGATCATCAACAACAAGGTGTACGACACCGCCACCGCCACATGGATCGGCCTTGCTGACAACGGCCACGAGTACAACGAACTTTCCTACAGCGGCGAGACGCTGTACCGCAAGCGCACCGGCGAGTATTTTCTGCACGGCGAGGGCGGCCCCATGACCAGCTACGCTGTCCGCACCGGCAGCAACAACTGGCGCGGCAGCGAGCGGATC